TAGATTAGATTGATTCTAATTAGCAAGGGGTACATAAGTGCCATGGGGGGTGGTGGGGGTATATATATAATGCTTATACAATTTATGTAGCTTTGGATGTAAACTAGATAGTCTCGCCCTGCTATAAAGATTAACATAAGACTTGCTATATTGCTGGACTGCCCCAGATAGACTTATATGCTTCACCCCCTGGAGAGTTGATATATATATTATACTATGCCTTCTGCATTTGTCAACTCTATTTAGAAATAAATGTTGTCAACTAGCTGTAAACTTGTTATAATGAATACATGAACAATAACTTTCTACCAACCAATTCAGAAAACAAACAAAGAAAACTAACAGAACAGCAACAGAACTTTCTAACAGCCCTCGGTGGTTCATGCAAAGGTGATATTAACCTAGCACTAAAAGAAGCAGGGTATGCTGACAGTTCTAAATCGAATGTAGTTGATTCCTTAAAGGATGAGATAGTAGATGTTGCCACAAGGATTCTAGCTAAGTCTGCACCAAGAGCTAGTCAGAAATTAGTGGAGATATTAGAAAGTGATGACCCTATACCACAAGTCAATGCTAAACTACAAGCAGCACAAACATTGTTGGATAGAGTAGGTATTGCAAAACGAGATAAGCTTGATGTAACGCATTCAGCAGCATCAGGAATATTTATTATACCTGCTAAAGAGAAATTAATAGATGCTAATGCAGAGGATGTTGAAATAGATGATGAAGAGAAATAGTTCGACTATTCCTTTTGGTTATAAGTTAGGTGAAGATAATAAAACACTAGAGGTTGTTGATAAAGAAGTATCAGCACTAAAAGAAATGAAAGATGGTGTTAAGTCAGGTGCTTTCAGTTTAAGAGGAGCAGTTGAAATATTAGAACATCAAACAGGTCGTAAGCTATCAGCTATGGGTTTAAAAAAAATCATAGACAAAGATAAGCCAGAACCTACTATAGAATCAAAAGGGTTGTTAAGTAAGAATGACTGACGAGAAACCAAAAAGACAATATAACTATAGCTATGCTCACAAAGCTAAGATGGCTTCAAGGAAAGCTGTTAAAGCTAAGGAGAAAGAAATAGCTAGATTAAAAAAGAACTTGGAGAATAAGACAAGACGACTCCGAGAAAAAAAAGAAACTTTGAAGGTCGTACAAAATGCCGAAACGAATAAAGAAACAAAGAAAGGTTTGGTTATCGAAGAAAACAAACTTGATACCTTACCTAGTCCTGTTAAGAAACTCCTTGAAGAAGAAAAAGAAAGAGTAGTATTTAAACCAAATACAGGACCACAAACAGATTTCCTAGCAGCACCAGAACAAGATGTCTTGTATGGTGGTTCTGCTGGAGGAGGTAAATCGTATGCTATGTTAGTAGACCCATTACGATTTATGCACATTAAAGAACATAGAGCATTACTGTTAAGAAAGTCAATGCCTGAGTTAAGAGAACTAATAGACAAATCTAGAGAACTGTACCCTAAAGCTTTTAAGGGTGCTAAGTTTAGAGAAGTTGAAAAGATATGGAGATTCCCTTCAGGAGCTTCATTGGAGTTTGGTTATCTTGATAGAGATGCTGATGTTAATAGATACCAACGCCAATCATATACCTGGATAGGTATTACTGAGTTAACACAGTATCCAACAGAGTTCCCACTCCAATATTTGCAATCACGATTGAGAACAACAAATAATGATATACAATGCTACATTCGGTGTACTGCAAACCCTGGAGGAGTTGGAGGAAACTGGGTTAAGAAAAGGTATCTAGACCCAGCTCCACCAAATGAAAGTTTTACAGGACAAGATAAGATAACAAGAAAATTTATACCAGCTAGATTAGAAGATAACCCATATCTATCTGAAGATGGTAAGTACGAGCAGATGTTACAATCATTACCTGCTGTACAAAGAAAACAATTATTAGAAGGTAATTGGGATGTTGCCGAAGGAGCTGCCTTTACAGAATTTGATTATGATAATCATGTAGTAGAACCTTTTGAATTACCTAAACATTGGATTAGAGTAAAAGGAATTGACTATGGTTATGCAGCAGAATCTGCAGTAGTATGGGGAGCAGTAGACCCTACTGATGAAACATTAATTATTTATAGAGAACTATATCAAAAAGGATTAACAGGTGAAGATTTATCTACAAGAATATTTGAGTTTGAAAAAGAAGATAGACTATCTGTAAGTGGTGTGTTAGATGGAGCTGCATGGTCAAGGACTGGTGCTACTGGTCCAACTGTAGGGGAAGTACTAACAAGAGCAGGACATAAGCTTAGAAGAGCTGACAAGAACAGAATTCAAGGCAAGATACAAATACATGAAAGATTAAAATTAAACGACAAAGGTCGACCAAAGCTTCAGATATTTAAATCTTGCCCTAACTTAATTAGAGAGATTCAATCTATACCGATTGACCCTAGTAGACCAGAAGATGTAGATACTAAAGCATCTGACCATGCTTATGATGCATTAAGATATTTAGTTATGTCTAGACCTAGAACTACATCAGTCTGGGAAGAAATGTCAAACAAAAAAAGATGGACACCATCAGACCCAACATTTGGATATTAATATGAGAGATAAAATAAAAGAAAGTTTAATAGCACACGCAGAAGGACATATAAAAAAACATTCAGCTAATGTAGAAATATATTTAAATAACTCTATAGGTATTGGAGAACATTCTGATATAATAGAAACTATTGAAAAAGAATTACAAATGATAGCTAAGTATGATGACCAGCTTCATGTATTAAGAAAGTATTTTTAATGCCTTTATATACATTTAAAAATACTCAAACTAATGAAGAGTATGATGAAGTAATGTCATATGAAGAACTACAAGAATATTTAAAACAAGATAATATTCATCAAGTATTTAAGATGAATATATACAGATACTCAGATGCTGGTGGAATCAAAGACCAATTTACAGATTGGTGTAAAGAGGATAAAGTAAAAGGCAAAGGAGAGTTTCAACCTTATGGTAAAGGTAAAAAAGGATTTAGTAAAATGAAACAACAGCAAGGGGAGAAGAAAGGGAATGGTTAAAAAGAAAATTAAATTAAATACTAGAGCTACAAGAGAAATAGATAAATATCCATTGGTTTCTGTATACTGGTTGGATATTTGCTCGGACAGCTCATGGCAATCTATTGATGGATGTAAGAAAGCAAAACTACCAATATGTGTTACAAAAGGTCATTTATTAACTCAAACTAATGGAGTTACAAGAATATTTGGAGATTATTCTCTAGCTGATGAAGAGACAGGTAAGATTGAAGAGATTGGAAATAGTACTATCATCCCTAATAGTGTTATCGTAGAAATTAAGAAAATAGTTGACAAGAGGTAATATTAAGTGTATTATTATATTACTGCACAAATAATTTAAGGAATTATATATGGCTACTTACGACCAGATTAGAGAAGATTCAAATCCATCTATGGATGAAGCAAAAGAAGAAGAAGTAATTTCTAATCTTGTTGCTCAAATTAATTCTAGGTTTCAACAATGTGAAACTACTAGAGAAGATGATGAAGATAGATGGCTACAAGCTTTCCATAATTACAGAGGAAGATATTTTAAAAATGTAGCTTTCAGAGACCATGAGAAATCTAGAGTCTTTGTTAAAGTAACTAAAACAAAAGTACTAGCAGCATATGGTCAATTGATTGATGTATTGTTTGGTGCAAATAAATTTCCATTAACTATTCAAGAAACTAGAGTACCTGAAGGTATTGATGAGTATGCTCATTTAAATCCATTAAAAGAACAAATGGGTATGAATCAAAATGAAGAACCTACTCCAGGTATTGAAGGTAATATGGATTATGTTCCTGGTGAACAACCTATGCCAGGATTAAATGGTGGTTTAGGTTTTCCTGGTGATGGAAATGATTTAGCTCCTGGTGCAACTTTTGGTTCATTAAACAATGATGCTAACTTAGGTTCTTTAGAAAAAGAATATGAAGATGCAGATTTAACTTCTGGACCAGCTCCAAGTCCTGAGATGCCTCAGATTAAACCTGCACAGATTGCAGCTAGAAGATTAGAGAAATTAATCTTAGACCAAATAGAAGAATCAAATGGAAGTGTAGAATTAAGAAGTGCAATCTTTGAAGCTTGTCTACTTGGAACAGGAATTATCAAAGGACCTTTTACTTATAATAAAACTTTACATAAGTATACTGATACTGGTAATGGTAGAGAGTATGCACCTGAAACTGTTAAAGTTCCTAAAATGGAATTTGTTAGCATATGGGATTTTTATCCAGACCCTAATGCTAGAAACATGGAAGAAGCAGAATTTGTAATTCAAAGACATAGATTAAATAGAAATCAAGTTTTAGATTTAGCTAATAGACCTTTCTTTAACAAACAAGCAATCATGGATTGTGTAAGAATGGGTGCTAAGTATAATAAGAAATCTTGGGAAACAGATATAGATTTAGAAAAAAGTCAGTACCCTGATATTGAATCAAATAGATTTGAAGTATTAGAATACTGGGGAACAATAGATGCTATGAGTGCTAGAGAAGAAGGTCTAGAACTTGATGAGTCTATTGATGACATGGAAGAAGTTCAAGTTAATGTTTGGATGATTAGAGATAAAGTAATTCGAATTGTTCAAAATCCATTTAAACCTTTTAGAACTCCTTATCAATCTTTTGTATATGAAAAAAATCCATATACATTTTTTGGTATTGGTGTTCCAGAAAACATGGATGATGCACAACAGATTATGAATGGTCATGCAAGAATGGCAATTGATAACTTAGCATTA